ATTTTAAAAAATTATATGAAGATTCTAATATAAAAAAAAGAAATGCAAATGGTCAAACTAAAAGTGGACTATATAGTTTATTTATTCCTATGGAGTGGAATATGGAAGGGTTTATTGACAAGTATGGAATGCCTGTCTTAAGAACACCTTCTAATCCTGTTGTTGGTATAGACGGTTTAAAAATAAATCAAGGAGCAATAGATTATTGGCAGAACGAAGTGGAGTCTTTAAAAAATGACGCAGATGCTCTTAATGAATTTTACAGACAGTTTCCTAGAACAGAATCTCACGCATTTAGAGATGAAAGCAAACAGTCTTTATTTAATCTTACTAAAATATATCAACAGATAGATTATAATGACTCTTTAATAGAGGAACATCATTTAACTAAAGGTTCTCTTTCTTGGAAAAACGGCATTAAAGATACTAAAGTTATTTTTAATCCTAATCCAAAAGGAAGATTTTATGTTTCTTGGACTCCAAATGAAAATTTACAAAATAGAGTTGAAGAAAGAAACGGACTAAAATATCCGGGCAATAAACACATAGGTGCATTTGGTTGTGATAGTTATGACATATCCGGTGTAGTTGGCGGAGGTGGTTCTAATGGAGCTTTACACGGGAAAACAATGTTTAGTATGGCCGAAGCTCCAAGTAATCAATTTTTTCTTGAATATATTGCTAGACCTCAAACTGCTGAAATATTTTTTGAAGATGTATTAATGGCTTGTGTGTTTTATGGTATGCCTATATTAATAGAAAATAACAAACCTAGACTTTTATATCATTTTAAAAATAGAGGATATAGAAATTTTTGTATGAACAGACCCGACAAAGTTTATACTAAGCTTTCTAAGACAGAGAAAGAGCTAGGTGGTATACCAAACTCTAGTGAAGATGTTAAACAAGCACACGCAGCAGCTATAGAGTCTTATATAGAAGAACACATAGGCTTTAAAAATGAAGAAGAAATGGGGGACTGTATTTTTAGTAGAACTTTAAATGATTGGGCAAGATTTGATATTTTTAATAGAACAAAATTTGATGCTTCTATTAGTTCGGGATTAGCTATTATGGCAACTCAAAGTCATCTTTATAATGTGCAGAAAAAAGTTTCAAAAATAAAGGTTAACTTTGCAAGGTATAGTAATAAAGGTACAAAAAGCGAAATTATTAGATGAAGAGAGTAGACATTAATATATCATCTGCAGGTTTCCCTAATCAGTTTGTTTCAGATAGTGTCAAAGCTACTGATGAGTTTGGTTTACAAATCGGACAAGCTATTCAATATGAGTGGTTCAAAAGAGACGGAAATAGTTGCAGGTTCTACAGTCAATGGAGAGATTTCCATAGACTCAGATTATACGCAAGAGGGGAACAATCTGTAGGAAAATATAAAAACGAATTAGCAATTGATGGAGATTTATCTTATCTAAATTTAGATTGGACACCCGTTCCTATATTGCCTAAATTTGTAGACATTGTTGTTAATGGTTTACAAGACAGACAATTTGAACCTAAAGCTTTTGCACAAGATGCGTTGTCGCAATCAAAAAGAAGTAAATATCAACAAATGATTGAAGGTCAAATGTTGGCAAAACCTTTACTTGAAACTATACAAACAAAAACAGGTGTTGACCCTTTCACGGTAAATCCTGACACACTTCCTCAAGATGATGAAGAACTTGCATTATATATGCAACTTAAGTACAAGCCTGCAATAGAAATTGCAGAAGAAGAAGCTATTAGCACTTTGTTTGAGTCTAACCACTACAATGATATTAGAAAAAGATTAGACTATGATATGACTGTACTAGGAATTGCGTGTGCAAAGCACGAATTTTTATTAGGGGATGGTGTTAAGATTAATTATGTAGACCCTGCTAATATTGTATATAGCTATACTGAAGATCCTTTTTTTAAAGATTGTTTTTATTGGGGAGAAATTAAAACAGTAGCAATTACTGAATTAATTAAAATAGACCCAACATTAACAAAAGATGATTTAGAAGAAATATCACAATCTTCACAATCGTGGTATGACTATTATAATGTATCACAAATTTATGATAATGATATTTTTTATAGAGATACTGCTACTTTAATGTACTTTAATTATAAAACAACAAAAAAAGTTGTTTACAAAAGGAAAGTAAAAGACAACGGAAATGTAAGTATGATTGAAAAAGATGACTCTTTCAATCCCCCTGCTGAAATGCAAGAAGAAGGCAATTTCACAAAAGAATCTAAAACTATTGACGTATGGTATGAGGGTGTTATGGTTATGGGTACAAACATATTGCTTCAATGGAAACTAATGGAGAATATGGTTAGACCTCAATCAGCTTCTCAGTATGCTATACCAAATTATGTATGTACTGCTCCAAGAATGTATAAAGGAGCTATTGAATCTTTAGTTAGAAGAATGATACCTTTTGCTGATTTAATTCAAATTACTCATTTAAAATTACAACAAGTAATATCTAGAGTTGTACCTGATGGTGTGTTTATAGATGCTGATGGACTTAATGAAGTTGATTTAGGAACAGGAAATGCATATAATCCCGAAGATGCTTTAAGAATGTATTTTCAAACAGGTTCGGTTATTGGAAGAAGCTATACTCAAGAAGGGGATTATAATCAAGGAAAAGTTCCAATAAAAGAATTACAATCTAGTTCCGGTGCATCAAAAACACAAATGCTTTTAACTAATTATAATCATTATTTAAATCAGATTAGAACAGTTACAGGTCTAAATGAAGCTAGAGATGGAAGTATGCCCGACCCTAACTCTTTGGTTGGCTTACAAAAAATGGCAGCTTTAAATTCTAATGTAGCTACAAGACATATTTTAGACGGAAGCTTGTTTATATACAAAAGTTTAGCTGAAGCAATAACATATAGAGTTGCTGACATATTACAGTATTCTGATTTTAAAGAAGAATTTATAAATCAAATAGGAAAATATAATGTTTCTATATTAGGAGACATTAGTGATTTATATATTTATGATTTTGGAATATTTATTGAACTATCTCCTGATGAAGAACAAAGACAGCAGTTAGAACAAAATATTCAAATGGCATTATCTAAAGGAGACATAAATCTTGAAGACGCTATTGATATAAGAGAAATAAAAAACATAAAACTTGCTAATCAACTTTTAAAATTAAAAAGAACTTCAAAACAACAAAGAGAAGAGAAAATGGCTATGCAGCAACAAGCAATGCAAGCACAACAAGCTATAAAGCAACAAGAAATGACAATTCAGGCTAATCAGCAAAAGTTGCAAATGGAAACTCAAGCAAAACTACAATTTAGACAAGGAGATGTAGCGTTTGAAATTGAAAAAATGAAACAAGAAGCAATTTTAAAAGCTCAATTAATGCAACAAGAATTTGAGTTAAATATGCAGTTAAGATCAATGGATGCTCAACAACTTAAAGGTAGAGAAGATCAAAGAGAGCAAGCTAAATCTGAAAGAATATCTCAACAATCTACTGAGCAGTCTAGATTAATTAATCAAAGAAAAAATAATTTACCTCCTCAAAATTTTGAATCTAATGAGGATAGTTTAGATGGTTTTGATTTAGCAGAATTCAATCCAAGATAACTACTTAAAACATAAAATTTTTTAGTTTAACTTTGTATAAAATTAAATTTAATACAATATGGAAATAAAAGTAAAAGCCGTAGGTGAAACTGATTCAAAATCAGTACAAGAAGTAGAAACAGAGTTATTAGAAAAGCACGAAGAAAAATTTTCTGCAGTAGACTCTCCGGAAACAAACACTATTGAAACTAAAAAAGTTGAAATAGAAACTAAAATAGAAACACCTGTAGTAGAAAATCCTGTAGAGGAAACTAAACAACAGGAAAAAGAAATTATAACTCCATCTTCAGAGTTAAGTGAAGAAGAAGTTCTTAAATTTATTGGAAATAGATATGGGAAAGAAATTAAATCATTAGATGATTTTAATCAAGCTAGGGAAGAAACAGAACCACTTCCCGAAGATGTTTCCCAATATCTAAAATATAAAAAAGAAACAGGTCGTGGAATCAATGACTTCTATCAATTACAGAAGAACTATGATGAAATGAAACCTGACAACTTGCTAAGAGATTATCTTACTGCTACCGAAAAAGGGTTAGACCCTGACGATATTAGTGATTTAATGGAAGATTTTTCATTTGATGAAGATGTTGATGATGAAAAGCAAATAAAGAAAATAAAATTAGCAAAGAAAAAGACTATTGCGAAAGCTAAAGATTTTTTTGCAGAACAACAGGAGAAGTATAAAATCCCCCTTGAGTCAAGCCGGGAAGTTACTCCAAGATCTACAGAAGAAGATTTAGCATATAAGCAATATATAGCTGAAGCAAAAACCAACGAGGAAATAACTTCTAGAAGAAAAGAAGCTTATTTAAAAAAAACAGACGAGGTGTTTAGTGAGTTCAAAGGTTTTGAGTTTACGATTGATGACAACAAAGTTTATTTTTCACCCGGAGATGCCGCAGAATTGAAAAAAATACACTCTGATCCTAGTGGCTTTATAGGAAAGCACACTAATGAAGATGGTACTATTAAAGATGCTGCAGGTTATCACAGGTCGTTAGCAATGGCGATGCATCCTGAAAAGTTTGCTAAATTCTTTTATGAACAAGGGAAATCTGCTTCGGCAGATGAAACTATGAGGAAAATGAAAAATGTAAATATGACTACTCAAAAAGTTCCGGAAGTAAGCAATACAAAATCAGGTATGCAAATTAAATCTTTAAGCAACGACCACGGAAGAGGTTTAAAGATTAGAAGTAGAAATAAATAATAACATTAACAAAACTTAAAAAATAAAAATTATGGCAGTACAAAACGTACCCGGTTTTGATTTACAACCAAGTGCACAAAGAGTGCCCGTAAAGACAAACTACATTACCAATTTTGATTTCTTAAATCAGTATCTACCTGATACTTACGAAAAAGAATTTGAAAGATATGGTAATAGAACAATATCATCATTCTTAAGAATGGTGGGAGCAGAGATGCCGTCTAACTCTGACCTTATAAAATGGGCAGAACAAGGAAGACTGCATACTAAATACACAGATGTAACTACTCCGGTAGCAGCAGCAGCAAATAATGCAGTTTTTACTGTAGGAGATGCAGGTGTACCTGCATTTAGTGCACAAAACAATATCGCAATCAGAATAGGTCAAACTGTAATGATTTCTGATAATGCAGGTGCAGGAAGTGTAAAAGGTTTAGTAACAGCAATAGGAGCAGGAGCTGCTAAAACTTTTACTGTAGCTTTTTATGAAGCAGCAGGTTTAACTACTGTAGCAGGTCAGAAATATTCTGTATTTGTTTACGGTTCTGAATTTCAAAAAGGAACTAACGGAATGGAAGGTTCTTTAGAAGCTGATGATTTCATTTTTGAAAATAAGCCAATTATACTAAAAGACAAGTATAAAGTATCAGGTTCTGATATGGCTCAAATTGGATGGATTGAAGTTACTACTGAAAATGGAGCAAACGGATACTTATGGTATTTGAAGTCTGAGCACGAAACAAGATTACGTTTTGACGATTATCTTGAGACTGCAATGATTGAAGCAGTACCGGCAGAGCAAGGTTCAGGTGTTGACACAGCAATTGGAAACGGTGCAGCAGCAGGTGCTACAGGTGCAGGTTCTGATGGTATTTTCTATGTTGTAGAAACAAGAGGAAATGTATATGGAGCAGGAAACCCTACTACTTTAGTAGAGTGGGATACTATTATTTCTAGACTTGACAAGCAAGGTGCTATTGAAGAAAATGTAGTATTTGTTGATAGAGATTATTCTTTTGATATTGACGATATGTTATCTAAGCAATCATCTAATGCAGCAGGTGGTGTTTCTTATGGTTTATTTGACAACGAAAAAGAAATGGCTCTAAACTTAGGTTTTACAGGATTTAGAAGAGGTTATGACTTTTATAAGTCTGATTGGAAATATCTAAATGATCCAACTATGCGAGGCGGAATGTCTGCAGTAGCAGGTTCAGGTAGAGTTAATGGACTTTTAGTTCCTGCCGGTTCTACATCTGTGTATGATCAAGTATTAGGAAAAAACGCTAAGAGACCATTCTTGCACGTTAGATATAGAGCTTCAGAAACTGAAGACAGACGTTACAAGACTTGGATTACAGGTTCAGCAGGTGGAGCAGAAACATCTGATTTAGATGCAATGGAGGTAAACTTCTTATCTGAAAGAGCAGTATGTACTTTAGGTGCTAACAACTTCTTCTTATTTAATTCATAAGAAGTATATAATTAAAGGGAGGTTTATTCCTCCCTTTTTTTTAAATTTTAATTTTAATCTAATTTTATAATAATGAAAAAAACAAAAAAAATATTTGTTGACAAACAATATAAGTTAACATCAGATGCAGCACCACTTTCTTTTATGCTGCCTACTAGAAACAACAAAAGATACCCTTTAATGTATTTTGATGAAGACACAGGTGAAAACCGTGCTTTAAGATACGCAAGTAATCAAAAATCTCCTTTTGAAGATGAACAAGATGGTAATGCTTTATTATCTCCTATTATTTTTGAAGATGGTTTTTTACACGTTCCTAAGTCAAATCAAATACTTCAAGCATTTTTACATTATCATCCTTTAAATCAAAAGAAGTTTATTGAAGTAGATAAAGCTAAAGATGCAGAAAGTGAAGTTGAAGACTTAATGGTTGAAGCTGACGCACTATTAGAAGCAAAGTCTTTGTCTATTGAACAGCTAGAGAATGTTTGTAGAGTTCTATTCAACAAAGATTCAAGTAAAGTTTCTACTTCAGAATTAAAAAGAGATGTTTTAGTTTATGCTAAAAATAATCCTGAAGATTTTTTAGATGTAATTAATGACCCTGAATTAAAAATTCAAGGTACTGTTCAGCAGTTCTTTGATCAAGGATTATTAACTTTTAGAAAAAGTAATAAAGAAGTATGGTTTAGCACTAAAACAAATAAGACAAAAATGCTTAATGTTCCTTTTGGGCAAGACGGAATTGATTTAGTAGTTTCATATATGAAAGATGATGATAATATAGAAACATTAAAACATTTAGAATCTTTATTATAATATATTTATAATATCAAGTAATTTTAAGAGACCTCTTCTTTTTGAAGGGGTCTTTTTATTTTGTTTATCTTTGTATAAAAGAATTATAGATGATTAACTCAGTTAGACAAACGGTAATGTCGGTTCTGAATAAAAATAATTACGGATACATATCCCCATCTGATTTTAACTTATTTGCTAAACAAGCACAGTTAGATTTATTTGAAAATTATTTTTACTCATACAACTATCAAATACTAAAAGAAAATGGAAGGCAGTCCGGTACAGGATATGCGGATATTACTAAAGGATTGGAAGAGGTAATTGATACTTTTTCTGAAACAAAATTTTTAGTTCACAATTATCAAAACAAATTTTTTACTCCAAGCTTAGTAACTACTAATGATGATTATTATTTACTTAATAAAGTATTGGTATATAGTAAAGAAGAAGTTAGCGGAACTACAAATCAAGTACAAATTCAATCTTTAATAGACACCACAAAAGATTTTGTAGCACTAGGTGTTAGTATAGGAGATATTGTAGCAAACACAACTTCTAATAAAGTTGGTTTCGTTTCTCAAGTTCAAACAATTGAACTTACATTAGTTGATGTGGATGGCAATCCTGATAATGTTGGGTTTTTAAGTAATAATCAAAACTATATTGTATACTCTCCTAGTCCTATAAAAGAGGCAGAAAAAGTTA